AAGCCAACGGAATCGTGCTTACGTCCTGTTGCGTGGCTAGTGACGCGCTTACTGGCTGACCAGATGCGACCATGGCCTGAGCGAACTGCAAGGCCATCTCTGTGCTGTGTGCGTTTACGATTACCGACGGAACGATTCCGCCGCTTACAGTCACTCTATAAAGTGCCATTTAGCCCATCTCCAACCCAAGTGCGGCCATGCGCGCCGCCACATCACCCTGATTCCCGTTGCGTGCTGCGGTCGTGTTGAATCCCGCTTCTGGCGAAGGCTGGTTCCCCATGCCGCGGCGTTCGGCTACGCCAGGATTGGCTCCCATGGCCGGATTCGCTGACTGCCGATTGAGACGAGCATTATTCTGATTACCGTTCTGCGAAATGCCGCCACCAACGCCACCACCACCAACGCCACCACCAACCTGTCCCGGCATGATGCCAAGACCGGCTGCGGCCTGCGACAACTGCGCCAGCATCATAGACCCCTCGACCTGTCGCTGGAGCGCAAGCACTTGCAGCTTGTCATAGATGATCGAGGCGTGCTCCATGTCGCCTTCCTCGATCAGTGCCTTGAACTGTTCGAGCGTCTGCGACAGCGGGTCTGAGGACTTCGCAAGCCAATCGATGTTCTGGTTCCGCATGACCTTGTGCGACGGTAGCCTGAGTATCTTCTCGCGCGCGTATTCCATAGAAGCAAGCGGCTCTCCGCCGGGGCCAGTGGGCGCCACCGCCATCTGCGCCACCGACCAGATAGTGCCCAAATCTTCGGGTAGCGCGAGTTGCATCGAGACTTCCAGTGGGTCGTGACCGATTATCAGGTTTGGCTCGATCACTTTTGAGGCGAACTGCGTGCCGGAAACGAGACGCCCGGAGACAGGGAAGGGCTGGAATCCACCCGTTTCGTACTGGTCGAGCATGTTTGCGAGCGAAAGCTCTACTGCGGAGGCGAGAGCCTTCATGCGCGGCATGACACGGTGTTCGAGGTTGTTGCCGAGTTGCCGGAGTGCGACCGCTGAAAGTGGCTTATCAAGCAGTCCAAACGCCTGCGGGGGGAGCGAACCGGCCACTTCGTCCTGCGAAACCATGCTCTGCGCGAACGCAGCGGAGCGGGAGAGGTCGGCTTCCTGGAAGTTCTCTACGTCCTCCTGGTTAGCCGTTGAGAGGGCGATTTCGGCACCTTTTTCGGTGGCCCCTTCTTCTAAGGTAAGGGTGCCATCCGAGGAGCGCACCTTGGTTCTTGGGTCGGCGGCTTTCGCCATGTTGTCGATGGCATACGACGTGATGCGGTTTTTGATCGGCCAGATATCGCGATCCTCGGCGAACACGGATTCACCGAAGTATTTGGCAAGAGTGCCGCTTTTTTCAGTCGGCGTGAGCCACGGCATCGGGTCAACGGGAACCGCGATGACTGGAAAGCGGAGTGCAAACACATCATGCAGGGGGCGGATGAAGCGGTTATCGAGCAAGGTGCCAGCGAGGTAGATGGATTTCCGGCGCTCGAACGGATTCAATGAGGAAGGGTTGAAAAACGGGTTTGGAAAAGCCTCGTAGTAGCCCCAGAGTTCCTCTGGACGGAGATCGTCGTCAGATTGCCATGCCTCGAACTCGAATCCGGGAAACATCTTGCGGATTTGCGCTCGACTAAAAGTGTGTCGATACGCCGCCCAAATTGGCTCCTCGTCGCCCATCTCGATGACAAGGTGGCGGGGATCGAGTGGCAGCATGTCAATGAACGTCTGCCCGACTTCATCCTTGCGGAGAAGCGACCTGATCGCGGCATAGCGACCTCGAACGACGGTGTAGAAGGCCATCGCATCCTTGACAGAAGGCGAACCGCGTCGTCTAAGGCGTTCATCTGCGTGACGCAACATGCCGATGGCGAGCATTTCGGCAGCGTCGTTGAGTTCTTCCTGGGGTTTCGGTGCAGAGTCGTTTGGGATACGAACGACGAGTTCGGTTCCAGAAATAAAAGCGATGATCTTGGTGGCAAGGACGCGGGGGGCGTTAGAGGTGTAGGAGTCCTCGGCGGCGACGGATTCTTCCATGCCGGGTTGCCATTTTTTGAGCGTCCAGAGATCGAAGTCGGCATCCATCCGGTCGAACAGTTCTTGCTCGTCCCGAACTTTCTGGCCGATCTTCTCTGTTATTTCGCGTGCGGTCTCATCAGCCTGGAGGATTTCGGTTGTCATTACCGCACCGTGGAATCAGGTTTCACGCGGGTACCTAATTCTATACTATTCTGTCGGGCTGGTAGGCTACCCGTTTATTTCAAGCGGCCCGCTCACGTCGTTGCTGCCGACGCTTCACTTTGATCTTCGTTCTCTGCGACTGCGCGGTGACGAACCCCCACTGGTTCACCATCAGGTACGAAAGTGCCTTGATCGCATCGTTGAATCGGTCTCTCGGCACGGTGCCTACGAGTTCTCCCTGTGAGTTCAGGTTCCACTGGTAGGCGCGTAGCGACGGCGGGTCGATTCTACGGTTTAGCACACCGCCGAGTTCTGAAAGTACTCCCTCACACTTCGTATCGAGCACGAGTCCCGGCTCGCCAGTAATATCGTTCACTCGCAGGAACGAGTCAAATCGGCGTATCAGGTCGGGAACGGGAATCGTTCTCTCTGAGTACAGCAGGTTCAGCCCTGCCATCTTACGATAAACTTCTACTGAAGCCTCGTGCGCGCCCACGCGCGCGGCGCCCGCGCGATCTATAACTGCAATGATTGGGGATTTTCCCCACCAGTGCCTCTTTTGAAGAATGTGCTCGATGATAAACTGCTCGGTTTTGTCCGACTCGTAAATCTCATCGAACACCCGTAGCTGCCCGTTGATGTACTGGCAGCACTCGATCGCATACGACGAGCCGCCTGCGCCGGGGCCAGCGATTCCAGGGTCGATCGCAAGGTAGATCGTTTCCTCTGGATAGTACTCGACGTTCCTGACGTGCACAGCCATCTTGAACATTGGGTGCACCAGTCCCTTGGGCGGACTTGGCCTCCCCATGTGTCTCCGCAAAAACTCGTTCTCCGGCAACTCCCGCTTCAGCCGCAGCCACTCCGGGTCGGCTTCCTCCAGCGGAAACACATAGGTGTTCGTGCAACTCGGAACTCGCCAGGAACGAGAATCCTCCGTGGCCCACACAGAGGGCGACTCCCACCGATCAATCAGCGATGGATACCACCCTACGTCCTGTTCAAGTGACCCCGATAGCAGAATCGGTGCCCGCTTCTCTGCAATCCTTCCATGCAGTCGCAAATACGCCCCGAAAGGAACCTGAGCAGCCTCCACCACGGCAATCACGAACGGGGCTTCCATAATGAGCGACCCCTCGTCCAGTGCGCTCTTGGTTCTCACTATCACCATCCCAAACGGCGTAAACACCTTCCCCGTACCAGGATTTACCACCGTCGAAAACTCTACCGAAGAAGCACCAAACTGCCGACGTAGATGATCGCCCAGATACGAAAACTCCTGCCACGTCTTCTCGTAGTGTGCAGCTACTATCCACGCCACCCCAAGTACAGTCTTCGGGTCGCCCTCACCCTTCGTCGAAGCCAACTTCTCCTCTAGAAAACTCACAATATGCAAAAACAGCCAACGCGCTGTAAAGTCCGACTTCCCAGATCGGTCTCCACCGGAAATCGCTATAAATCGCGTCGGATTCTCAAATATCTCTAACTGAGCCTTCGTCAGACGCCAACCCAACGCCCCTCCAAGCCCAGCCACCAACTCCGGCGTTACCCCGCCCACTAGATGCTCCCGGCCAGAGCAGACAGCCCCATTTGGCGCGGCTGATTGGCCGCGTGCTGTATGCGAGCGCGTGCGATTTCGACGTACTCGGCCTCGCGCTCGATGCCGATGAACTGGAAGCCTTCGAGGACTGCGGCCTTGCCTGTGCTGCCGCTGCCCATAAAGGGGTCGAGGACTACGCCACCGGGCGGGGTGACGAGCTTGCAGAGGTAGCGCATGAGGTCGGTGGGCTTGACCGTCGGGTGATTGTTGCGGCGGAGCTTTATTGTGTTCAATCCAGTGCTAACGGCGTCATTCTCTTGATACGCCGTTTCGCTTCTCGCCAAAGCAGCCTTCGCACCGTTGCTCTGCCCAAAAGCCTTTGTCAGTATTTCCTCGCACCCCTCGTCGCGGTCGTCCTTGCTGGCCTTGGCGCAGTAGAAGAACCGGGCGGCGGAGCCGAAGTCGCCGTAGCCCATATCGGCCATCGGTGGCTTTCGGTTGTCGCCGCCAAAGGTGTTGCCGCCGCTGGTACTTCGCACAGCCACGCCCGCTTTGA